GTTCCCGTGACCTCGCCGAGGTATTCATGCCGGAACGCCATCTCGTCGGTATTGAGCAGGTTCCGGGCGTCCTCAAAGAAGGATTCGCCCAGCCACTCCGGCGCATACTTGGCCGCGTCCAAGAACGTGGAATGGTAGACCGCCCGCCCCTCGACCTCTTTCAGCGATTCCACGTTCACCCAGTCCGCCGGGGTCGGCGGCGGGTTATAGGAGCAGAGCGTCACGAAATGGTGTCCGCCGCGCTGGACGGACTGCTTCACGGAGCGGATTTCCTTCGGGCCGGAGAACTCCGTCAGTTCCTCGAACCAAAGGAATTTGAACCAGCCGAACGGGGCCTTGATAGATTTTTGCTTTTGAACGTCGTCCAGCCCTCGGAAGATGATTTGCTGGCCCGTCGGGATAAAGGTCGCCTTGCGCCCGGTCGCCGAGAATTGCCAAAGCGAACCGTAGCCCAGTTTCTCATTTACGACCCAGCGGATATTCTCGAATACCGAATCGTGAATATCGACCCCGTACTTGCGGTATACCACGGCATGAGAGAGATACCGCTTCCAGCCCTTGATGCCCCGCTTCTTTGCCTGCATGGCCCGCCGGGCGTCGTTCATCATGCCGATGACAATCGACTCGGCGATAAAGGTCGACTTGAACGACGCACGTCCGCCCTTGAACCAAAACTCGCGCTTGACTTCGGCGAAGATTTCCGTCCACGGTCGGCGGTACGGTGGGATAAAGAGGTCGTTTGCGCAGATGGTTTCGGGCGGGGGCAGTGTCTCGAAATACTGCACCGCCCCTGCCTTCGCGGCGTTCCGTTCCTGCCGCTCCTTCGCCTCAATGAGTTGGGCGACCGCGCTCTCGACCCCTTCGGCCATTATTTCCCGATGAGGTGCAGAAACTCCGCCCGCGCCTCATAGTTAGTCTTGAATAGCCCGCGCACCGCCGACGTGACCATGCTCGCGTCCTGCTTCTTGATGCCCCGGCTGGTCATGCAGAAGTGGACGCCCTCGCAGACGACGTACACGCCGAGCGCTCCGAGTTCCTCCTCGATGAAGTCCGCGATTTGCGAAGTCATCCGCTCTTGAATCTGCATCCGCTTCGAGAAGCAGTCCAGCAGGCGGGCCAACTTGCTCACGCCGATGACCTTATTGTTCGGCAGATACCCGATGGAACAATGCCCGAAAAACGGAAAGAAATGATGCTCGCACGTCGAGTAAAACTCCGCGTTCTTCAAGATGACCATTTCCTTGCACGTCCCCTGCACAAAGGTTTTCACCAAGTCCTTGGGGTTCGTCTTGTAGCCGGAGAAGATTTCCTCATACGCCCTGCGCATCCGCTTCGGCGTTTCCAGCAGGCCCTCGCGGCTGGTGTCCTCTCCGATGAACTCCAGCGTCCGCCGAAAGTTGTCCTCGATGTCCGTCTCGTCGTGTTCGTCCGGGAATGTAATCCACTCCCGCGTCGCGATGATTCCGAAGTAGTCCGGCATCGCCGCGCCCTCCTTGACGACGACGGCGCAGAAGTGACACGCGGGCCACTGCTGGCGGTACTTCTCCAGCGTCTTGCCGCTATCCACGAGGTCGTCGACAATGAGCGTCCGAGAAGTCACCTCGCCCGGGTTCGTAATGCAGGGTAGGCCGAGTTCATTCGCCAGTTCGACGGCGGGGTACTGCCCGCCCCTCGGGATGCCGTAGACGCTCTCATAGACAAGGCCGCGCTTGTCGTTGCGCACGGCCCCGGCCAGCGTCAAAATGTAGTTCTTGTAATCACTATGCGTCAGTTTCATGGTTTCGATTTCTCCTTCACTGGATGTTAAAAAGTTTGTGCCACTGGAGCGAAAGCGTCCACTGCGGGTTGTCCTTCACGAATGTGACCGCCGGAATGACCTCGAACCGCCCCTGCTTGTCCGCCGTCGGCTGGTAGTAGAGGCGGATTCCCTTCGCCCGCGCCACGCGCCCGATGCGTACCAGTTCCGCGTCGCCGAACCAGCCGTCCAAAACCTTGATTTCCGTCGCCCGTGACAGTTGCTCCGGCGTCAGTTCCGTCTTGGGGCTGATTGTGACGTGCGAAACCCAGCACGGGGCCGGAATGATGCCGTTCGTCTCGATGGCGACGAAACGGCTCCCGAAAAGCGGCTCCGCCTCTTTGAGTTGCATCGTCGGCTCGCCGCCCGTGATGACGACCATCGCCTGCCCGGTCGGGTCGAGGCGGGCGACCTCCTTCGCGATGTCCTCCCCGGTCATCACCGTGTGCGGCGCGTGGTTCGTGTCGCAGAAGGGGCAACGCAGATTGCACCCGGACAAGCGCACGAATACCGCCGGACGTCCGGCGTTCATTCCCTCGGCCTGCACCGAGTAGAAAATCTCGTTCACGTTGTACGTCGTCATGGTCACTCCTTGATGTAGCGGGCCGCGTTGCCCTCGCTCTCCTGCACCTCGACCTTGTAGCAGTTCGGAACCTTGCCGCAAATCCATCGGGCGATGTTCTCCGCCGTCGGGTTGAAGCCGAGAACGTCGTTCAAGCACTTGTGGTCGAGCGCGTCGTGTATTTCGCGCTTGATGTGCATGAAGTCGACGACCATCCCGTTTCGGTTCAGTTTCTTGGCCCGACAGTGTACGGTCACAATCCAGCCGTGGCCATGAAGATTTTGGCACTTCGAGTCATAGTCCAGTTTGAGGAAATGCGCCCCTGCTATTTCCATTCGCTTGCTTATTTCGTACATGATTACCTCCTTGCGTAAATGGGCTGGCCGACGAGGGCCAGCGCCGAAAATTGCACCTTCGCCTGCCCGATGGTCGTCGTCGAGTATTGCAGGTCAATCAACTCGAATTGCGCCCCCAGCGCCTCGACCTTCGCCTCCAGCTCACGCGGCGAGTCCGCCAGCAGGACCTTCGGATGCACGGAACCGTATTCCCGGAAGTTCATCGCGTCGCCCTCCCCCGGATGAAGTCGGACGGGCGCTCCTTCTCCCTGCGCGTCAGCAGGTAGAAAATCGGCGTATCAAGCGCGGCCAGCAGGAACTTCACGACATACTGCCCGACGCAGATGCCGACGAAAAGCGGCATGGTTTCCGCCTTGAAAAGCCAGCCCAGCCCGATTCCGAACGAAATGCCGCAGTAGATGACCGTATCAAGTATCTGCGAGGTCATTGTCGAGAGGTTGTTCCAAATCCATCGTCCCTGCCCGGTGTAGCACGTCGAGGTCGGGCCGAAGTTCGTCGAGACGAAACGGTAGCAATACCAGTCACGCAGGCGGTGGAAAACCCACACGTCCCACGTTTGGCTCACGTAGTACGCCACCAGCGACCCGGCGACAAAGCACCAGTTTTGCCCGAGTAGCGTCGCGTAGGCCGCGCCCATGCCCGCGTCTTTGGCCGGGAGTATGCCCGTCAGCGTAATGAAGGCGAGCGCGAATAACTGCCCGATAAAGCCGTATTTGACGACGCCCATCGCCTTCTCCTTGCCCCATAGTTCGCCGATGATGTCCGTGCAAAGGAACGTGAAGGCGTAAGTTATGACGCCGCCCGGGGTTGCGACCGGGATTCCGAAGAACGTCCACGGGGTTGCGATGACGCGAGCCGAAATCACGTTCGACGTGACGATGCTCACGACGAAAATCACCAGCAGGGTATTGAAGTAGAAATCCGTCTTTCTCATGGCTTACTCCGCATAGTCGGTCGGGTCGATGACATGGGCCAGCGCAAACGCCTCCTTGCGTTCCACGCACGTCCCGCACTTGCCGCAGTGACGCCTGCCGCCCTTATAGCACGAATAGGTGTCCGCGAACGGGACGCCGAGGTCGCGCCCGATGCTCACGATGTCCGCTTTCGATTTGAGGCAGAAGGGGCTTTCGACGCCGACGTTGCCGCCCGTCCCTGCTTCGATTGCCGCGTTCATGCCGGAGATAAACTCCGGGCGGCAGTCGGGGTAGACGAAATGGTCGCCTCCGTGGTTTCCAAGTACGATTCGCGAGAGGCCCCGGCTCTCCGCCAGTCCGGCGGCGACGGCCAGCATGATGCCGTTTCGGAACGGCACGACCGTCGAAGCCATGTTCGCCTCCGCATAGTGGCCGTCTGGGATGGCCGACGCTCCGCGCAGGAGCGACGACGCGAACTCTTTGCCGATGAAACCGAGGTCGATTTCCGTCAGCGGAACCCCGGCCCATCCGCAGATTTTCCGAACCGCCGCCCCCTCCCGGCGGGCGTGGTTCTGCCCATAGTGGAACGTCACCGCCTCTACGCGCATATAGACGCCCCGCGCCCAATAGAGGGCCACCGTGCTATCCAGCCCGCCCGAACATACTACCAGCGCACCGCCGCGCCCCTGCACCCGTTTAACACGCATATTACGCACCTCCCGTTTATCGTTGGCTTCCCGCCCATTCGGTATAATCCCGCAGGCAACACTGCGCCGCCAGCGCATACCGTGACAGATACCGCATAGACGCCAGTTTCAACCTTGAAAACCCTCGCGCATAGCAGGCGTCCTCCAGCCGTTGCGCGATGTCCGCCGCAACATCGCCCTTGATGGCCGAGATATGATGCGTCTTGCCGTCTACTTTGAGTTGCCCAAAGCGGTTCACCGATAGCCAAGAGGTCGAGTCCGCCGATGTGCAGAAGTTCAAATCGTGCAGGAGCCGTTTCGAGGTACATCCAAGCAGGTGAATGTCGATGCTTGGCTTCTTGTTCTTGACATAGTGTGCGTATCGTATCATCGCCTCCTCGTAGCCCTTGCCCATCCCGTAGACGATTCGGAGTTCCGGCGCTCCGATTGCGATGTAATCCGAATACTCAATCAAGCGGTCGAGTCCCTTCTTGCCGTCCTCAACGTGAAACACGTTGATGATGCGACGCCCGGGCAGGCGCTGGCGCATCCGCTCCCGGAACTCCCATGCCTCCGCTACGCCCAGCACTTTTTGGCAGTCGATGTCGACGCACGTCGGATAGATGTCATTTTCAAGTACAAAGTCGCAAAGTGCCTCCGTCCAGCGTTCCATAAACGCCTTGTCCCGCTTACCTGCTTTCGCCCCGAACATGAGCGTAAAGAGGCCCGAGTCCATAATCGTGTGACGCTGGTCGGCCATTTGTGACTTCAAGATGCTCATCATTTCCGCATGGTCTTTGACGCCGATGCAGGGGAACCCGGTTATCCCGAACTTCTCGCAGATGAAGTGAAACACGGTGAAAAGCCCGTAATGCACTCCGGCGAAAAGCGCACTCTCGAAATTCGACAGTTGTTCCGCGTTCGCGAAATGCACCTTGATGTTGTTGCCCAGCATGACCTTAAGCCTCCCCTTCGGGCAGTGTGACGGGTTCGTCGGTCACGTCGTCCTTCGTGACGGTGGCGGTATGCTCCTCGCCGCAATACGGGCAAGTGTAGGTCAGCGAAATGGGGCCGCTGGCCTGCTTCTCCTTCGGCTCGGCTTGGTTCTGCGGGTCGAATAGGTCGTCCACGTCCCCGGTTTGGAACGCCGAGAAGCCGAGTTCGTTCATGTCGGTGTCGAACTCGTCTTTGAGTTCGTTCAACTGCTCATTGAGCATATCGAAGTCCCATTCCGACATCTCGCTGATTTTGTTGTCGGCCAGCCGGAACGCATCGACCTCCGCCGGAGTGAGGTCGTCGGCGCTGACGCACGGCACCTTCTCCATGCCGAGTTCGAGCGCGGCCTTCAAACGGGTGTGGCCGCAGACGACGACGCCCTCGGAGTCGACGACGAGCGGCACCCGGAATCCGAACCGGGAAATCGACCGCTTGAGATACGGGACGGTCTTTTCGTTCTTGCGGGCGTTCTTGGCGTAGGGTGTGAGGGTGGCGACCTCGCGCCACGCCACGTCCCATTCGCCCCCGTTCAAGATGGCGGCGAACTCGTCCGCGCCCTGCTTGGCCTTCTTGTCCTGCTTCATGGTTTCAGCCCTCGATGATGATTTCACGGTTGCACCCCGGACACGTGACCCGGTAATGCTTCGGCTTGGCCTCCTTCTTCGAGGCGTTCTCGTCGTCGAACATGGCGTCGGGGTCGAACTCCGCGCCGTTCTCCGCAAATCCGAAGTCGACCATCTGCCCGTCGAAGTCCTGCCCCAGCCGCTTCAACTCCTCCACCAGCATACCGAAGTTCCATTCGGACAGTTCTTGAATCTTGTTGTCCGCGAGGCGAAACGCCTTCAACTCCGCGTCGGTGAGGTCGGACGCCCGGACGCAGGGGAGTTTCTTCAACCCGATGCTCTCGGCGGCTTTGAGGCGCGTATGCCCGCATACGATGATATTGCGGGCGTCGATGACGAGCGGAACCTTGAAGCCGAACCGCCGGATGGCGTTTATCAAATACGGGATTGTTTGGTCATTGATACGGGCGTTCTTCTCATAAGGGGTGATTTTCGCCGTCGGCACCCATTCGATGTGCCACTCCTTGACCTTGAACGCGCCCGGCTTGTCGGGCTTCGTAGTCTGCGCCTGCTCCCCGGCGTCGGGTTTCTTGTTGCTTGCCATGATTCGTGCCTCCAAACCTTATTCGCCGTCCCCGGCTTCCCCTGCGGCCCCTGCGTCCGCCGCCGCGTCCAGTTCCGCCTCCTCCGCGAGCGCCCGCTCGTGGGCGACCTTCGCCGCGTTTTCGAGGATGCTCGCCGCGTCCGCGCCCATCGTGGCCGGGTCGACGGGTTCGACAAACTCCTCCTCCTTGAACATCCCGATTTTAATCGTCGGCAAGTCCCCGATGTTCTCGACTTGGATGTTCCGCCCGAAATGCTCCCTATCCATCCGCTCGAGCAGAAACATGATGCTGGCCGCGTGGCCCGCGCTGACCTTCTGCATGAGTTTTCCCTTCGCGAACGCAACCATGTTGTCATCCGCGTCCCGCTGACACTGCGCGAGTTCCGGGTGCGCCTTGATGTAGTTCCGCAACGTGTTATAGTCGCACGGGATGCTCTTCGCCAAAACGTAAACCGGGACAAACTTCCCCAGCGCCTCCATGATGCGCGGGTGGTCTTTGGGGCCGAGTTTGTAATGCGTCGCGGGCTGGCGTTGTCTCGCCTTTTGCTTTGGAATTGTCTTGCTCATCGGGTTTTGCCTCCGTGGGTGATAGTGGGTTTATTGAGTTTCCCTCTCACCGGGTGACGGCTCAAATTATAGCACGCCCGCTTGCGAACCGTCAAGCGGAGTCATTCGCCCGTCTTGTGTGTTTTTGACGTGCAAATTGTGTCAAAGACGTGCAAGGAAAGGCAAAGCGGAGGATTTCGGGATATTTCCGTTCAAGGGTGTCGAAGAGTGTGCAAAGGGGGTGATACTCGGGCTTTCCCGTGTCAAAGGCGTTCAAGGGTGTCAAAGAGTGTGCAAAGGGGGTGATACTCGGGCTTTCCCGTGTCAAAGGCGTTCAAGGGTGTC